CAGAAGTAGCTAATTTAAAAGGTATAGGTAATCTAGCTATTACCGATACTATAACTTTTGCAGAAGTAGTTAATTTAAGAGGTAGAGGTAATCTAGCTATTACCGCTTCTTATAGATTTACTTTTTCAGAAGTAGCTAATTTAAGAGGTAGAGGTAATCTAAGTATTACCGATACTATAACTCTTGCAGAAGTAGCTAATTTAAAAGGTAAAGGAAGAATAACAGGTGAAACTGATATTACCTTTGCAGAAGTAGCTAATTTAAGAGGTAGGGGTAATCTAAGTATTACCGATACTATAACTTTTGCAGAAGTAGCTAATTTAAGAGGTATAGGTAATCTAGCTATTACCGCTTCTTATAGATTTATTTTTTCAGAAGTAGCTAATTTAAGAGGTAGAGGAAGAATAACAGGTGAAACTGATATTACCTTTGCAGAAGTAGCTAATTTAAGAGGTATAGGTAATCTAAGTATTACCGATACTATAACTCTTGCAGAAGTAGCTAATTTAAGAGGTATAGGTAATCTAAGTATTATCGATACTATAACTTTTGCAGAAGTAGCTATTTTAAAAGCTAAAATGAAAATGATAGGTGAAACTGATATTATCTTTACAGAAATGAATTTAGCTAGGGCTGTGGGTGCTTACACTACCACTGGTCCCGTCATTGTAATAACTAACAGTGACAAAGTGAGAATAACTTAATGAACTTACAATTTGATGATAGGCAAAATGATAAAACATTGAACCACAAAACAGGAGGTATAAATACTTCTTGGTCAACTGTAAATAAAATGGTATTAGATTTAATAGCATTAGATGATGCTAATAATGATCTTCAATTTGATACCAGTGTCGTAGGACAAACAGTCACTGTTAGATACCCATCTAATGGTACTTTAATTTTTAAACTCGAAGATCAGAGTATAGCAACTGGAAGCTACATTATAGAACTCGTAGCGGTGGATTCTAGTGATAATATCACTCAAATTATCCATCCTAGTAGAGAGTATATAACTTTTAGCTTTTCAGTAACAATGACTATTTAAAGGAGTTAAATAATGTCAGCAACAAATTTATTCGAAACCGATATATTAGATTTACTTTTTACTAATGCGGCTCTCCCTAATGTAGGGGATAGCAGCGGCCTTCAGCCTTCTGGTACTGCCGGAAGTTTTTATCTTTCACTGCATACAGGTGATGATGTTGAAGAAGGCGATAGCACACAGACAGCTCATGAAGCTGCATATACTAACTATGCTAGACAAGCTGTAGCCAGATCTACAAGTGGCTGGACAGTTGCTAATGGCACAGTTACTAATGATGCCGTTGTATCTTTTCCAGAATCTGGAAGTGGTCCGGAAACTGAAACAGACTTTGGTTTAGGATTTGCATCGTCGGGCGCTGGAGTATTACAGGTATATGGAGCCCTAGGCTCTGATATTGTAGTTAATAATAATATTACACCAGAATTCGCAGCGAGTGCATTTTCTATATCAATAGATTAATGTTAGCTAAAAAGACTAATTTATCTATTATTGGTGAAGGTCTATATGTTATTCTTATAATAGGAGATATAGAGGTCAAGTTATTTTATAAGCATGCTCTTAAAGTATCTCATTGGCTAAGACATCAAGGTAATAAATCTAGACTTATAGCTGGGGATTTTAATATACCAATATTTGAACCTACAAAAGATAGTGAATTTTTAAGCGGATCTAATAAGTATAATTATATTCCTACTATTTGGGAGAAAGATATATCTGTAAAAGCAGAAGGTACTACAGTATTCTTCAATTTGAAGAGTACAAAAATCGGTTTAAATTATACTAATGCTTTACAACTAGGTCATTGGATTCGTTGCCGAGCAAAACAATGTAAATCTTGGGCAGGGGATACTTCTAAAGATTGGAATGTTATTGCAGACTTGTCAATCAAAGATAGTATTTATGAACAGTATATAAAGCCTAATAATAGATATGGAGATTTGCCCATTAAATTGGGAGGGGGTAAATAATGCCTGTTGCGGCTATAACAGCTAGTACCGTTATAACTTTTTCAGCTGGAAATACTGAAACTATCTTAACCCCTAAAGGTAGTTGGGATTCTGGTGGCGATATAGAAGTTATAAGTATTAGTATCCTTCAAAATACTACAAGTAGTTGGGATTCTGGTGGAGATATAGAAGTTATAAGTATTAGTAACCCTCAAAATACTATAAGCCCCTTCGAAAGAAGCCCTAATTAAAGGGCTTTTTGTCTCTCTATGCTTTTTAAAATAGTGACTATATATCTACTTGTTCGCATTCCTCTCCGGTACATGCTAAAGTCTGACTTCCCAGTGTACCATCTTCTAGCTCAGTGAATTCTTCCCAAGGAATATTAGGAGAAATTCTAACCATATTATCAAACTCTTCTTTAGATATAGGCTGATAGGGAGCTTGTTGATATATATGATCATTATAGGGTAGAAATGATACTCCACTTAAACACTCAAAGTTATGCCAGCACCACGATGCAATATCAAAGAACTCGTCATCCGTATAATAAACTGTTTGGCTTGGCTTATGCTCACACCAGTGTTCGCTATATATCTTCCATAGCTCAAGTTGCTCAAGCGCACAAATTTCATCAACCTTGATAGAGTCAGCCGGCGCGACCTTAGGAAAAGAGAATACATAATTCATAGGGTTAGTAACATCATCTTCATGATATACTCCATTTTGAACCATAAACTCTGAAAGCGGGTCTTTCTTATCGCCACGTACTGTACGAATATAATACTGAGAATAGCGGGGGTGTATTCCACTAGCACTGTCTACTAACTGGGATACCGTCCCACTGGGTTTAACGCATGTGATAGCAACTGAAGCCTGTATTCCTAGTTTAGCAGCCCACTCAGAGTTAGTAGATATAGCTTCTTCACGCAAATCATCAAGCCACTCAATAATTTCTTCATCCCCACTATCTCTATATTCTAGACCACTTAATACTGGGTGATCCATTATACCTGTTAAAGATACCCCTAATAGGCGCTCTTCTTCCGTATTTCTTCTCCAGACGTCTCTAAGGTATCTAAAATCTGAGAGCGTGCTTTGTATAGTTCCAAGAATTGTTGCTGCTCGAACCTTTTCCCGCAGCGTCTTAATAGTATCATTTGAACGGACGACAACCTCCGTAAGATTACAGAATTGATTTGGTCTAAGAATAATCTCACTACAAGGATTTGTTCCGAAATCCCATTCGGCATTTCTTCTACCATTTTTGCTCGCCTGCTTTTGGGCGGCGTTCCTAAAGAAGATTCCTCTTTCTCCTGACTTACTTTCGTATAAATTTACCATTTCCTTCATAAAAGCTTCGAAGTCGGGTTTTTCAGTGTAACAAACCGAGTTATTACTTAGTGTTCTTTGTGGTTCTTGTTGATACCAATTACCATTCTTTGCTCGTCTCATTCTGTCATCAGTTAGGTTAGAGAGGCTAATCATCGCACTTCTGCGTACTCCGCCAACTACGACAATTTGCCCAACTTTACAAACTAAATCATGACATTCCAGGCTATTAAGTCTTCTTCCCTTTGCTTTTTGGAATAGCTCCGTTGTGAAGTTAAAGAGTTCGACAAGTGGGCCAGGTCCAGAGGCGCGGCCTCCGAATGTACGAAGTCTAGCACCTGCTGGTCTAACTTGAGATACGTCCCATTTTGGGACTCTTCCACTGTATAACATTGATACAAGGTCTCTGAAAGCATTTGCCCATCCCATTTTACTGTCATCTACAACGATTACTGTTTCACTTCTGTGAAAGTAGTCCGCTACTTTAGGTAGCTCAGAAATGTATTGTCGTTCTACTGAAAATCCTACACCTGTTCCACACATAAGAATATACATAATCTCATCAAAAGCAGATGGATGATCAATTACACAATATGCACAGTTGTACGCAGCGACGTTATCCCTTTCTAGCGCAGCCCCCGCTGTCATTAGCGCCCTCATTGAAGGCATTACTTCTAGGTTTAGAATTTGGTTATTAATATCTAAGATTTCTACTATATCTTCTTTGTTATCATTAAGACTACAATATTTATTCGCCATAAAGGTTATATATCTGTCTACGCTTTCTTCCCAAGTCTCTCTCCTATCTTCCCCATCGATATGTCTAGCGTATCTACTTAATGCGATAAAAGCCATGTAGCTATCAAGTTTTTTAGTCATTTTTATTTTCCTATATATTCCCTTGTTTTAGTACTAATATCCAAACAGGCCGCTTCACCTAGTGCATCCTCGCAAAAAGTGCAGAGATCCATTAATTCATAATTTAATAATAATTGTTCTGCATTAACATTTAAATTCTGTATGTATTTATAGTGACCTGGAATAGGTATAGCATCATAAATATCAAACAAATCTCCATACTGCTCTATTAGTGCAGTAGCACGCTTAGGTCCGACTTGAGGTATTCCCGGTATATTATCTCCTTTATCTCCCTCTAAGCATTTAAGTGTTAAATAAAGTTCAGGACTTACTGGATGATTTTTTTCATCTTCATACCAATTTTCAAGTGTCACCTCCTTACGAGTTACATAGCTGAATCTATTAACGGTTTCGCTAATAAGTAAGTCCCAATCTCTATCTGAACTAATTAACCATATTGTTTTATCTTTTATTATACTAACTAAATAAGCCGCAATATCATCAGCTTCTGTATAATCATACCTTAATACAAGTAATCCTTGAGTTTCCATAAATCTTAAAGATTCTTCATACTCTTCTATAAACCTTAAAAAAGTTTCCCTTTCTTCATCACTTTGTTTATCTTGTAGTACCTTTCTATTAGCTTTGTACTCAGGATAAATATTTTTTCTATACTTACTCCCTCTATGATCCGCCGCTATTATAATCCTACTACATTTATAGGACTGAGCCAAAGACATTACTGTTTCATAAAAAGCATCTGCAAATACTTCGGCCCCGCTATGCTTCCATCTAAACGCCAAATTCATTGCATCTACTATTAGAACACCCTCTTTTTCCTCTTCTATGTATTTTTTAAAACTTGCCATAATCTTTTCCAAAATGAATTATCTTTCTTAACTTTTTTAGCTCTCTCAGCCTTTTTAGCTTTCTTTCTTTCTTTTTTAAAAGGCATTATCTATGTCCATTCTATTTCCTCATTATCTAACCACTCTTCTGCTTCTAATATCCAACAACCTAATTTACCTATATGCATAAAGTTATTAGTAACTAAAGGCTCTATGTTGGTCGCAACAAATATTTTTGATCTATTATATTTACAAAATAACAACGGTATCTTATTATTAGTGGGTGCTTGTAGTTTTATCTTATTCCACCAAAGAACTAAATTATTTGATTTATTTGTTAATATTTTATCGTTAATTGCTGAATCTTGATAATTCTTTACTTCTATACAAAATTTACAGGTATCTCCTGGGGGTATAAATAAGTCCCCCTTTAAATAAGCTAATGCCCCCGAAGCGGGGACCCTCTCAAACTGTAGGCCTGTTTTACTTCTTATAAGGTCTCTTACGAGGTATTCACCCCGTTGGCCTTTAGCTCTTTGATCTACCATACTCTTTTATTAATAATTCCTCTAGATCTTGTATATTCTCGAATAGATTTAAACAATCTTTTTTATCAGGATCTCTTAGGCAAATCATTTTGCCCTGTTCTACATTCTTATCTATTAACTTTAATATTTCTAATTCAATATCCATACTACTCTAACCTCGATATTTTATTTTCTTTAACTACTTCTATTTTATCTAATAGAGGATGCTGCCAACCATGTGATACTACGAACGTATTAAGCTCTTGCTCTTGTAGCAAAACCTCTACTAGTTTCTCTTTTCCTTCATCATCTAAAACACTTACAGCTTCGTCTAAAAATAACACATTGATTTTAGACTTCGAAATACTACTCATTAGTTTTCTTATTGCCAATAATGTACCTACATTAACTCTGGCAAGTTCTCCAGATGATAAAGCTGTTACCTCTACAATCCTGCCATCATCTGTTATTTCAACATTTAATTTGTCTTTCTGTATCACAAACTCTATAGCAAATCTTCCGTCAGCAAGTTCACCCAGATATTCATTAGTTAAAACTTCTAAGTCTTTTACTAAATTTTCTATTTTATAAGCCACTAAGCCATTAGTAGAGAAAGCCTTTTTAAGGGTTTCTAATCTACCAGATAACTCTAAGCTAATCTCTATCTTATTTATAGCTATTTTCAAATTAGCTATAAAGTCCTCTATTTGCTCTTGTATAAAGACTAATCTAGAGTTATGCTTATCTCTTATAGCATTTTCGGCTAGAGCATTTTTAATAGAATTTTTGATCGTTTTTATACTATCATCTAACTTCTTTATATCTTTAGCTAAATCACCGGGTTGTATTAATTCTACTACCAAGTCCTGATCTACTTTAGTATATAAGTTCTCCCATTCAGTTATTTTCTTACTATATGCTTTACGTGTCATATTACGTCTTTGTAATTCTTTTATAGAAGGTTCCAATTCTGAAATAACTTCTTCACATGTAGCCTTATCTATCTCTGCACACTCTAATATTTCTATAGCTTTACTATTATCTATAGACTGACCACATACCCTACATGTATCAGGCGCATCTTTATTAGATTTAATATCTCTTTTAGCTATAGTTAAATGAGCTTTAGTCTCTGCTAACATTTTCTCAAGTTCAGAAGTATCTTCTAAGGCTAGATCTTCATTTTGTAATTCAGTAATATCAATGTGCTCTAATAGCTCACGATACTTATTATTTTGTGCAATATTTTTATTTTTTTCCGAAATATTTTCAATTTGTACTAATAAAGAACGTAGAGCCTTTTCTTCCCTTTCCGGAGAATTTGGTATAATTATACTTTCTTGTACCGTAGTACCATCCAATTTGTTACGAAGCAGCCAACTTTTTAATGTTTTTATCTCACCCTCTAGTGATTTTATATCTTCAGAGATGTCCTTAGCGGCTGACTTATAAACTTCAAACATTTCAGTATAACTTGTTAAGTTAAATAAATCAATGATAAACTTTTTTCTAACCGTATCAGTCGCTGTAAGTATAGTAAGTCCTGAAATTGTACTTTGTAGCACCAGTTGGGTAAAAGTTTTAAAGTCTACACCTAGCATAGCTTCTACCGATTTATAAGTATTAGTTGCTGTATGACTGGTTAAATCTTTTCCATCTACCTCTTTAAATGTTACTTTTATACTACCCTTACGAATTACATTGATTTCATACTCTGTCTCATTAACAGAGAATAGTAATCGTATACTATATCCGTCATTTATATATCTATTTGGAATATCAGCTTTCTTAAATCCCTTCGAATTTTTGTTATAAAGAACCTCTTCCAAGATCAACGGGATTGAAGATTTACCGTTACCATTAGTCCCAACTAATTGAGTAACATTAGAGGCTTCTAAATTTATATAGTTGCCCTCGCCATAGCTAAAACAGTTATCCCACCACATCTCTTTAAGAATAATCATTATGTACCTTCATTGTTTCTTTAATTTCACTCTCTGGTAATTCTAATACATATGTCAAATACTCTTCTAGCTCTTGGTCTGGTGTCATATTATCTAGAATCAGAGATACCTCGGAACTTCGCTTCACGACTTTTTTATCTAAAAGGTCCGAATTTTTGACGTTTGCTAATTCAGTCAAATTCCCTTCTAGCTCATAGATTGTATGATTGTAGCGAGTCGGAACCATTTCTCCCTGTGTGGAAACAGTTTTTCTGATTAGCTGAGGCAGCTCGAATTTATGCCATTTCCAAGTCGCTTTATTACTATCAAAATTTATTATTAGATACCCAGTTTTTACTTCTTTCCTATGAAATTCTATAGTCATTGGACTACCTGGGTATACTATATTTCTTTGTGTATTGCTATGGGCATGTAGATCACCCGCAAAGACAATAGGAAATTTATCAAAGTTTTCTAACGGTACTTCGGGGTGCACATGTGGTGGGATCTCTCCCCGTACATGCGTGAAAAGAGGCTTATCCCCGCTGAGCTTTTTAAATATGCCTTTCTTGTGTAAATCATTATAAGGTAATATGGAAAAATATTCATTTTCAAAACATTCTGTAACTATTTGAATAAGGCCGTTAACTTGAATACTAGATTTCTTTAAATGGTCTAAAAAAGTCTTATTCTTTTTAGTAGCTTCATGATTCCCCGGATATAGGATGGTATCTACGGAGATATCAGAAATAAAATCATAATATAACTCCAGCTCTTCTAGTGTAGGTAGTCTATCAAATATATCCCCTCCTATTATATGAAGGTCGACTTGTTCTTCAAGATTATGTATTTGCTGAAAGAAACTATAATACCTTTCTCTTGCCCAAGAAATAGGAACATTCTTTTGCCCGAGCTTTATATGCCAATCTGCACTGAATAATATTTTCATTCTAAATATGTTTCCATTTATATGATCCAAGATAAAATAAAGGCAGACCTTTATAATACTAGGTCTACCTTTTTAGACTTTCTTTTTTTAGAATTTTTCGTCTGTGCTAAAATCTACTTTATCAGTTCCGTCGTCATCTCCACCATCAAAATGTTTGCCAATTGCATCACTCATTTTTTCTTCTTCCTTACCGGTTATTCTCATAAGTAATGATTTCTGAGCGTCAGGAGTTGGTCTAGTTAGAACTTCATCCATAGACTTAATATCTTTGATAATAGCCCTTTCCTCATCTGTTAGCGGGGTAGATTTACATTTTAAGGGCAGTAGATTATATTCTACATTATAGTTTTTAGGCCCAGTTTTTTGCCTATCATAAACAATTCCCCAACCTTTTTCAATATCGGTAGGATCACCCAAATCTTCAGCAGCTAAGATTATTTGCTGAAAAAGTTTCTTTTTATGGTTAACAATTTTTAACTCCCCATTATGGATGCAGAGACTGGCATAAGCCCATCCACATTGCTCCCTAGGAAAAAATTCTCTTACCCAATCCTTTTCCATATTGGTAAATGCTTCTGTCTGTCTATCAAATGATAGGCATTCAAAGGGGATAGCTTTATCATTTTCCCCCTTTATCCAATAAACGTATCGGGCTACAATATCCCCGACTAGTCTTACTGTATTAATTCCTTCTTCAAATTTATAATTATTCAGCCTATCTTTCTGGGCTGCCCCTTGTGTATTCCCAAAGCTTAATGCCATGTTTCATGCTCCTCTAATTTTAGTACTATGCTGGTTTCTGTTAGTTTTATTAGTTTGTTTGCCTGTAGTCTTTTTATTTTAAAAGGACTATGTTCTTTTGGCAAGCTTAGTTCTCCGCATGCCAAATAAAGCCCGTAACTTCTTAATGAAGCTAAATGAACATAGTCAATCATTTCCTTCAGTGTAAATTTACGGTGTTTATAAAGAAATAAAGATTCAGGGTGTAGTAAAAAGCTAGCTCCTGTATAATCCCCTCCCGTATCCGGATATTCTGCAAAAGTTATAGAATATAGGATATTATTTATAGTAGCCAGGCTTCCTTTACTACGTCTCAAAATCTTTTTCCAATTATATTTAATAAGCATATTATATCACAAATCACCTATCGTGTCAAGAACTATTTTTAGCGATATCTAGTGATTTTCCACCCCTGTTTTATATAGAATCCCATCCGTTCAGCAGCTTGACGCTTCGCTGTTTTTCCTACTAAGTTTATGTCGACCAAAACCGTTTTAGGCTTCCCTTTATGGGGTCTATTAATGCGCCCGCTTAGCTGTTCTAACATTGGTTCGTTATTAATGGGGGTACCTTGTATTAAGCAGCTTAAAGGATTTATAGATATTCCCTCTTTATAAATACTCATTGCCCCGCAAAGGGTATCAATATCTTCCCATATTCTAGCTTCTAACGCGGCCCTATCTTCTATCCTTACTGTAGCTCCTGTTATACATATAGCTTTATCTCCTATTAATTCTGCTACATTAACTAAAAGCTCCGTTCTTCCAGCTACTAAAAGTACCTTATGTCCGAGACTATTATAATACTTCGCTAATGCAGCCAAGTATTCTTGATATTTGGGGTCGTATTCCAAGGTATTAACTCTAGTGGCCCACGGAATATTACCATCTGGAAAGACGAAGTCTGGATAGTGTATGTGTACCTCTGGAATCATAACAGTATCATTTATAGGCTTATGTACCTCTTTACTAAAATAGTCTGTAAAGTATACATGTCTCCCATCTTTTCTTTTGATAGTTCCAGATAAGCCTATCTTATATCTAGCATGATTTTGATCTAATATTTTACTAAAACTGTTCGCGGGAATGTGATGACATTCGTCTAGTATGACTGTTCCGAAAGCTTTACTTATTTCGGGAATTTTATTATATAAACTCTGTGTATTCCCTATCACTATCGGACCTTTTAAATCAAATATACCACCGCCTATAATACCTGGAACAATTCCAAATAATTTTTCTGTTTCAGTTTTCCACTGATTTCTTAAGTTAGTAGTATGCACAATAACAAGAGTTTTTTGTCCTAACTTTTTCGCTATATGTAAAGCTGTAAAAGTCTTTCCCCACCCAGGCTTTGCGTTTATTATACAGTTGTCTTCTACTAAGTCATATACCTCAACTTGTCCAGGCCTTAAATCAATCTTAGTATCTGGAAAGTCCCATTGATTTAATACTCTCTTATCTATAATTTCATACTCAGACGGTACCAAATGCAAAGCCCCAATAGGTATAGAAACTAACCCGTTTCTAATCCGCTTCATATGCTTTACAAATACAGGAGGGTCCATAGGCATTCTACCTGGAATTTTATAAGTTAATTCCTTGTCTATCTCTTGTTTGAGCTTTGGAGAAACTTCTAAAAAGATTCTATTACTTAAGACCGCTTTCATACTCTTTCTATCATCTCATACCTTCCTTATTGTAGTTTTTTCTTTATTTTGTGAGTAACTATATAGGAGCCAGGGCTCATTATTAAGATAAAGCATCCCTGCCCAACTATAACCTAGGGGGACAGGTCTAGGTACGGTTACAGGAAAGTTAATTCCCTGTAGTTTTAGTACTATCTTTCCGCTCTCGGATTTATTGGTTTTTAATATTTTATGAAATTTTAGCGGACAGAAACTGCCCTTTTCATAGAAAAATATTTTCCCGAAGTTATCAATATAGTACTTAGAAGTATTTCTTATAACATCTACTGGAGACCTAGCTATCTTATTCAATAGATATAAAGGCTTTAGTGGGGTATGTAATCTTCGCATACCCAAAGTATCATACTTAATATTAGTATCATCTATAATTTTACCATCAGCAAATACTACCCCATCTATTTTTTCTATGTCTATGGAGGCTATGCCGAATAGCGGATAGTTGTAATTATGCAGCTTCTGGATATTTATTCGTGAACTTTCCGAAAGAATAATCTTCTCCTATCTCAAAATCACATCCTATGGGGCAATTTTGCATTGCAACGCCGCGATCTTTTTGTATATAATCAGTTAATTTTTTAACGTATTCCTCAATTAATTCATCTTTTACTTCCGCAAGGATACTATCGTGTACTAAAGCAAATAGCTTAATATCTTTTTTCTCTGTGCTGATCCAGTTTTGTATGTCTATAGCTCCCAATACATTAATATCAGAGGCTAAAGACTGGATAACAAAGTTTAACCCCGATCTAATTTCATGTGCTCTTTCGCCCTTATTATCAGAATTGGCTTTTGGCAGCCTTCTTTTCCTTCCAAAGTGGGAATATATGAAGGCATTATCAGCAATGAATCTTTGCGTGCTTTTAATCCACTTTTTAAGCTGGGGAAACCTTCTAAAATAAATACGAATATATTCATTACACTCTGCCGGAGAAATATATACCCCCGTATCCGATAGGATAGATGCACTAATAGTGAATCCTTGAGCCCCATATATGATGCCGAAGTTAATGGCTTTAGTGGCATTTCTATATTTACTATGTAAATGTTCCACTTCCTCAACCTCACAGTCGAGATTAAACACATCTTTAGCTACAGAGCTGTGAAAGTTCTCTCCAGACTGAAAGATAGCTATTAGATTCTTATCTTCACTAAGCACAGCAGCATAATACATTTCTGCTGTCTTTAAATCCATAGAAATAATCTTGTAGCCCTCTCTTGCCCGTATACAACCCTTAACAATAGGATTATCTCTAGGTAATTGTTGAGCATTTAGCTTTCCACTAGAAGATAACCTTCCGCTTGTGGTGACATGCTGATTAAAGTTAGTTCTTAATCTACTATCTAAATCTAGTTCTGGTATTATCTTACTTAAATAAGTATTTTTAATCTTTCCTTTCTGTCTTATTTCTAGAATAAGTTTAGGGATTGGATGATTTAATCCTAACTCTTTTAAGACATCAGCATCTGTACTATGCTCTCCTTTTCCAGTCTTTTTACCGGTAGGCTTTAAACCTAAATAATCGAATAATAGCTGACGAAGCTGCTTGACGCTATTAGGATTAAATATTCCATCTTTAATCGTATCTTTATTATCTTCTTCGAACTTTTTAATTTCAGGAAATTCATATAGTTTTGCTACTGCTAAAGCTATATCCTCGTCCATCAGTTTTTCTGATTTTAGCAATCTTTCTTTATCGAAAGGAATTCCATTTTGTTCTATGTCTGTTAGCATGCGGCAGGCTGGAAGCATTAAACTATTGTAAACCCTTTTAAGTTTTTTATTTTGGTTTAAGCTTTTGCGGAAAATTGCAAAAAGCTGGAATGTTACTATGGCATCTATTGAAGCATATGGAAACATGGTCTCAAATGGGATTACATCATATGTGAAATCCGCCACTTTTACTTTATTAGTCCTGCAGTAGTCTTTCTTCCATTCCTCCAGGTCTCGCTCATAATCTCCCCATAGTGTGTAACGAATCGCAAGGTACTTTAAGCCATGACGATTAAGCTCATCTAAAATGTAATGCATTAACATAGTATCATGAAACTTAGGGAAAGTTATGTTGAAGTGGTACTCGAAGAATTTTAGGTCAAATTTAGCATTATGGAACACGATTAGTTTCTTATTACATAGCTCTTGAAGTTTTTCTTCTACTTCTTCATCTATTATCATAGCATCAATATAAGCGCCAAAATCCGGCCTATAACATAAACTGATACCAAGTATATAGCCGTCCCGTGGATAAAGAGCCGACGTCTCTGAGTCTAGCCCAACATAATCATCTTCAGCCCAATCTATAGCTTCTTGTATATATTCTAAGGCTCTCTTTTTATCTGTTATACCCTCTACACATGAATCAAAGTCAATAGCTTCTATGCGACCCGCTATTATGTTTTCAGCAGATTCCACACTTTCATCCCACACTTTCTGCACGGCAGGATTGAACGATATAGCAGCAGGATTTACCATTGCTATGTATTTTTTGTCAATTAGACGGCCTGTATATTGCGTAACTGCAGTTTGTTTTGTAAAGTACTTTAAAGCGTCAGCCCCGATCAAGATGACCCAATCATATTCGTCAGTATCAATTTCAATATCTACATCAGCCTTGAGTACCTTTTTAATAGATGTATTAGAGCATAGCTGGAATCTTTCGAAGTCAAAGCTAAAATCATACTGATTTCTATTAATCTTTGTCTCTATTACTGCTATATTCATTTTACTATTCCTTTAATTTATTGTTTGTTTACTACTATATAAATAGTCTTTTAGCTTCCCTACCCTGTCATTATCCATCTCTCCAGGATCGCTACCAGCATGTAGCTCTATTACTCGAGAATTCATGCCCATTTCAGTGCAGAGATCCGCTAATTTTGAAGCTCCCTCTTGTCCTGCCGTATCTCCATCAAAGACTATGTCAATTCCATAGATGCCCATTATCTTTAGCAATGACAATTTTTGCTCATTCATTGCATTTGTCCCAAAAACTGTTAGCACATTTCTTAAACCTTTATCATACAGATTTAACATATCCAGTATTCCTTCAACCATTATAACTCTACCTTTTATGGCTCTAATTGGGATAGGGAATAAAGGAAGTTGAACTCCTTTAGGTTCAATCATATACCTCTCTTTTCCTATCAGTCGATTATCTATGGCTCTCCCTATAAATGCTACTATCTTTCCTCTAATATCACGTAGAGGAAATACAATTCTGTCCTCAAAATCTTTATGTTTAAAGGCTTCGAATTTGATTAGCGTTTCTGCTGATATGCCCCGCCATGGAAAGGCCACAGGCGTATAATCTTTGGGAAAATCTAAGCCAACAGTATCTGTAGTTACTTTACCAATTTTACGTCTTAACTTTTCTCTTTTTGTATCTAGATAATTCTCAGCAGCGCCATATAGCTTAAATAAATTGCCCTTAAATCCACATGAAAAGCAATTAAAAATCCCAGTTATTCTATCAATCCTCATACTAGGGTTTATATCGTCATGCTCAGGGCTGAGGCATTTTACTACAAAATCTGCTCCAGAATTTCTGAAGTAAATATCCTTCTCTGCTAATAACTCTTCTACATTCATATAAAAGCTACTGACCAAACCCCTATGGGCATTGCTATGGCCACTGCTATCAATAAGCCCACTTCGAAGCTCATTTTTATTAATTCTTTCGTATTTATACTCATTTTATCCTATAATATTGTTATTTCGTAGAAATCGTCATCATGGAAGTAGAAAATCGCACTGTCATGTAGTGCTCCCATCTCTAATATTCTTAATGCTAATTCAATTACGTCATCATGCCCTACTGTATTGTAGAACTCTTTTAAAGTTTCCAGTCTTGCTGGGTCTATTTGTTTCAGCGCCCTTTTTTTAAAAGGCACTATTTTGCTCTTTGATATCATTAGCATCTTCTCCTGTCGCCATACTATCTTTAAGTTCTTGTTTTTCCAACGGATTTAACGCTGAATTTGGGCCTATCTTAATACAATCCCAGTCCATTTCTGAAGTGAAGCCCATTGGTGCTCTACCCCTAGCTTTTTCGCATTTAAATGACATGCAGCGATTTTCATGTTCATAAGCATCTAACGCATAAGTAGCATTGGGGGAATCTAGTATACCTTTAGCAAATCTAGTTACACCTGTATCATCAGTTTGATATGCCGATACAAGAACTATTTTATAATCTAAAGCTATCTTTTTTAAATTCTTTGATATTTCTATTTGCTGTTTCCAATCGTACTGTCCATCCCTACTATTTACAGTAATCTGGTTAATATAATCTACTATAACTACTGAATAATCCGTAATAGAAAGTTTACTATCTAAAGTACTTTTTATTCTAGAAATAGATAATTCTGAATCATACACTATGTCAATTATATGATCCCTTATTATAGGTCTTTTTATAAGATTGTTATGAAATTCGTCGAAATCATACTTCTTTTTAAACGAGGGTATTAAATCTCTCCCATCTTCAAATCTATTTGCCCACCAATTTGCCACAGCTAACCATTCGGCTTGATCCAAATTTCTCCTTTCAAGTCTAGTAAGATTTACTTCTGTGGCTATAGAACATTGTCTTTGTAGAATTTCTATTGTTGGCATTTCAATAGTAAAATATAATGCTGAAGAGCCAGAATTATAAACCCTATCTGCAATATTAGAACACACTACTGATTTACCGGAACCCCTTCTCCCACCAAACAAAATATATTCGGTAGGTCTGAACGAATTAATAGAGTCAAAATCATTATTTAAGCCAAGACGGATATGTTTTCCTAAATCTTCTTCAGAATCAAATAGTGATATTGTTTGTAAATTTTCTTTCCGATCTTCTAAATCTACCTTATTTTCTACTAAAGTTATGATCTCTTGTAGTGATTCTACATTTTCTTGAGCCGCAGACATAGCTATAGACTCATCTATATATTTATCTAACTCATCTAGTATCAAAACTTGAGCGTATTCATTCTTTAAATATTCTAATAAAGAATAAGCATCTGAGTCTACTTCAATAGATTCTATTGAAAAGATCCTCTCCTGTAATACTTTATCCCTTATGGATAATTTTAGATCATCGAATGTTGGTAATTCTCTATAAGTATCAACATGTTTATCTATTACAGTAAATAAGCTTTGGAACTCTCCTGGAAGATAATGCTTTCTTACATCACTCCAAGTTTCGATATCCTTCTGAGCTATAATTTGTTTGATTAAAGCACTAGCAAGATTCAACGGTGTCTCTCTCTAAAAATAAAGCAAGAAAAGGTGAGGACTACTTAAAATCCTCACCTTGAGTAAAATAACTAGAGATTAACTAGCTGCTTTTGCTTTTCTTTCTTCGCCGTTATAGTCTTTACAGATTTTTCCACGACGGGTCAACATAGTTTTAACACCTCGTTCTGTTTTTTCAATAGACTCTGCGATTTCAGCAACAGTCTTTTCAGAAATATCACCAAGTTCGGTAAGGGCGTCAATTTTTTTAACTACATTACGTTGCTTGGGTACTTCTGAAATTGACCCAGCACGTAGCAGTGAAAGGCCTTTACCCCGAACGGATTGTAGTTCCCGTCCCAGAGCTTCAGCAATATCTTCCGCGAATGCGTTATCCTTGCTCATTCTAATAAATACAACTTCTTCTTCATCAGAATACTTTTTAACAACTTCTTTTGGTTCAGCTTTCTTAACGTGAGAAGTCAGTTCCATACTTAAGATTTTACCTTGTATCGATTTAGGTGAAAAATCTCCATCCTCGAATACTTTAGCAATATCTACATAAGTAAACTCACCACTGTTGTCTGATACTAGATTTTTAAGAGCCGCTTCTTGCTCATCTGAGTACTTCTGCTTTTTAGCTGTTGATGCTAATTCTACATCATAACCCATTTTGCGCAACTTGCTCGAGATTGAACGAGTTGTAGTTTCAAGTACATCAGCCGCGTCTTTTACAGTTTCTTGAGAAACTGGCTCTTCTGAGCCAACTACGTCTTTAAGAGTAGTTTCTCTATCTTTGTCCCATTTCTTTAATGCCATATCTTTTATTCTCCGAATAATTCTTTTATGTTTGTTACAATTTTTAGATTGTTTTGTTTTGCTTTTTTAATTTTTGCGGATTCAATACCACTTTCATTAATAACTATTTCTACATCCTTAGTTACGCTATCTTTAACCACATAACCATATTTTTGTAGTGCCTCTTTCGCTTCAGTTTTAGTTTTATAACTAGATAATTTACCAGTTATACAAACAGTTTCCTTTACTATAAAACCTTTATCTATATCAGGTATAAATACTGGGGTTTTATCAACTTTGAACGAAAAAGGCCATTCTTCTGTGTCAAAGTTCTTTAGCCATTTTAAAAGATTAGTCGTCACTTTAGGTCCAAGACCCGCCTCTTTACAGTTTTCTAGTGTTATCCCATTTATATTTGAGATCTTTTTGCAAAGTTTTTCAGAGGCACTCTTGCCCATCAGTGGAATAGAAAAAGCAGGGAGTAAAACTTGAAGCCCTACAGTGATGCTTTTTGCAATCTCTAAACTAATCTTCTTAGCTAATTTTTCTGAGTTTAATGCTATAGAAATATTACTCTCGGTTAGCATGTAGATTTCTGTTGGATCAGATAATTCCAACTTTTCTATTGCTTTTGGCCCTAAACCTTTTATGGATAGACATTTTACAAAGTGCTCTACCTTTTTAGATTCTTTTGCAGGACAAAAGTTATTTCGACAATATAAAAGATTTTCCTTCCACTCCAAGTCACTATCGCAACTAGGACAAGTTGTCGGTGTTTCAATTTTTTTCATCTTTTTCTCAATTTCTTAATGCTTATTATATCAGGGTTAACCTTACATGTCAAGAATTATTTTTTTTAAAGTAGTAAAATTATAGTTCTAAAATTAATTACCTACTCTTTTAACTACTCTAGGTATTATCTCTCCGCTTCTAATCACCTCAACTAGGCACCCAATTTCTAAATTTAATTCTTCTATGTATTTTATATTGTGCAATGTGGCTCGTTTAATTGTAGCCCCATTAATTTCAATAGGCTCTAGAAGTGCTACTGGCGATACTACACCTGATTTGCCAACTTGCCATATAACATCTAGTAGTTTTGTTACTACCCCTTCCTGCCGCTTTTTATAAGCATACGCTCCTCTAGGGTGATGTGCTGTATAGCCTAATTTATTAAATTTCTCATAGTTGTCCATTCTAAATACAAGGCCGTCTTGCGGATATTCATCCCAATCGGAGCATAGAACTGTATCAAAACCTTTAGTACTTAGCCATAACATGTCTAAAGTCCAAAGATGACTCACCTCAGGAAACATGTTATAAGCTATAAAATGTACTGGTCTTTTTCTAAACTCTTTAATATCTTTTAAGTTTAAAGAACCTGATGCAAGATTTCTAGCATTTTCATACGTTTTAGGTACTACTATTTCTCCTACTATTTGTATCAAGTCTTCTGTAATAGATCTTAACTTGTATGGAATAGAACCCATATTTTTAACTTTAGGGGTTATATCTACTCCTATCTCACCGTTCCCTCTTGTTAAGCCTCGTACCAATTCTCCCTTATAATAAAGTAAACTTACGGCAGCTCCATCCAGTTTAGGTGTAGTTACTACAGCCCCTTCTAGCTGGGGGGCTTCTTCGCCTTCGAATACTTTCTGGAGTGAGGATAGCTTGACTAAATGCGGAAGCTTTTCACTCTTGTCCTCTGGATTGTAGCCAACCCCTTTCCAATTAGCATATTTAGCTAGCTTATCAAACTCTTCATCTGTCAATGAGGGGTGTCCCTCATAATAATCCTTGGATGCTTTTTGTAGTACCAAATTGATCCCCAAAATATTCACCTATTGTTTGTTGTTGTTTGTTGACTTATTTAACGCGGAGTCGTCCGGTATGCTTAACTGATATATATTTCATCTAAAATTTCCTTAAAGCTATCTTCTAAAATAGATTTACTTTCCGCTAGAGATATAATTTCCACTAAAGCTATAAACATTTCTCGGGAATTCTCTATATTTAATGGCATAGAAACACCGTCCTTTGACGGGAGCCAATTTTCCTCAAAATCTAAGTAGTATTTTCGAACGTGTAAATACTCTACATCTCTCCATTCGTTTATAGTTAGTCTGATCTGACTATCGTCAGTCTCATAAAGAACTCTACTATAAATATCCATTAGTTATTTTTTAATATATAAGCTAATGGTACGATTGAAATAGTATTTTGCGGGTTAAGTAACCTAAAAGAGTCTGTATCCCAACAAAACAATAATACCGTATCTTCTGTTTCGTTTGACCTATTCGACTTCTTTTTTATATAAGGAGTCGAAAAATCCAAAGTACATACATTATATTTCTGTTTTTTAGATACGGAACTACGATACGTTATAACTGCATCGCCGCACTCTAAAAGCCGTTTTTTGAACTCTTCTTTAGTCATAAACTTCCTTTCTTAAGTAAACTATTATTTACTCTTAAAAGTAGGGGTTATGTTCTAAAGGAGTTTTTCTTCCTTATTATTATACTTTCTTATTATTAATCGACATCTGCTAACGCATATAAAACAACTCCAGCCAAATATGCTGCGGCTTTGCCAGATAATTTCTCTATAATTTCAGTATCTGCATCTAGGCCCGATGCTGAAATAGCATCAATTAGTAATTTTTGCTGATCTGCTTTACTAACTCTTTTACTTGCGGGCTTTTTGCTAGAACTTGTACTAGTAGGTGTCTTCTTTATGTAGACTCCCGCTTTAGAAAGAACGGCTCTAACCCCATTTGCAGATACTCCCATATTCTCTGCTATTTGTTTAACTATTTCACCACTAGTTTCTGCTGTAGGCTCTGCTTCTTTATATTCGCTAACAGCCTGTGCACGTGTATCATCATCCCAAGACATTTTTATTTCCTCTTTTAATTTTAATTTTCAAGACATAGTATAACATCGAAACACCAAAATGTCAAGAATTATTTTTCGTACCCTTCGATCATTCCCGCGATAAAATCGTGTTTTCCAGTCGGGAGTAGCATAATAAGGAAACAAAGCGGTGCACCAATAAAGCAGAGAAAGTCCATAAATAATATAAAGTACCAGCGGTTGTAATCAGGCATTTTTATTAAAATTTCTTTTATCCAATCTATATGAAATACCGCTACTGTTGTTATACAAAATATTATATATAGCTCCAATTTATCTTTAACTCCTCTAAGTGTTTTAGACTACCTATATCGTAGGCTATACTGGTGGCGTAGAAGCCCCCTTTATCTATATGCTTAAATAAGCTATTCTCCGTATCTTTTATCTGTTCAAATATATACATTCTATATGCTTTGCCACCGTAGGTCTCTGTATAATTTCCTTCTATTTCTTTATCTATAAGGGCAGGTGCATTATAGACTGCGGACCAAACTCTCTCTCCTTTTTGAAAAGATTCTGCAACGCATGTTTCCGGTAGAAATGCTACTGTATTCTTTTCAGCGCCTAAAGGCTTACGCGGAATTCCTATCCTGTTGATAACCGCTTTAACAAAGCCAGAAGATCTAAACAAACCCTTTGCAATAGAGCTAATATTATCCCCTTCGAGATAGTTTTGTGCAATCTGAGAGATCTCTTGGGTAGTTGCTGCCTTACCTTTATTTTGCGCCTTACGCACCTTCTTAAACTCCGAACGAGTTTTAAAATCCGTGATTATTTTAGTCAATCTAGTCGTATTATAGGAGATATTTAATATACTGCATGCCTCTTTCTTGGTTATTGGCTTTTCTTGCCCTATTAAACTTATTACATGCCGTATATTAGTATCGTCAAGTTTCTCATGCTGCTTTTTCTTGATCATACCTGTTCTCTGTTAATTAAATTGAGGTGAATACTATAAGAAACACCAATAATATCGTAGTCGGCCCCCACACGAGCATGAAGATTTTGAATGCGGAATATTTTGGATCTGTGTAATCCTTCTTTAGCTCTTTGATTAATAGTTCAAGGAGCATTATATTTCGCCTTATCTCCCCATATGTTTTTCTTCCCTTCTACTTTCTCAGTAGTTTTAACCAGTTCTAAATCGTCTGACTCATCATGCTGTGTAGGATGAAAATAACCCTTCATCTTACTCAACAGACTAGGATCGTGCTTCTTCCCAATTTTAACAGTTGGCATTCTTCCCCCTATAGTTTGCAATTGCAGCTTTTATGGCGTCTTCGGCCAGTACGCTACAGTGAATCTTGACAGGTGGTAGCGCTAATTCTTCAACAATCTCAACGTTTGTAATTGTGCCTGCATCATCTAATGACATGCCTTTAACCCACTCAGTTAATAAACTGCTGCTTGCCACAGCCGAGCCACAACCGTAAGTTTTGAACTTAGCGTCTTGTATCACACCATCTTTACCTACCTTAATTTGGAGACGCATAACATCCCCGCAAGCAGGGGCACCTACCATTCCCGTACCGACATCATCACTATCAGCATCCATTTTCCCAACATTTCTTGGATTTTGAAAGTGGTCAAGTATTTTTGATCCATAAGCCATTTTATATCCCTCTACCTTTGCTTTTAATCTTCATATTTTTAATTTGTATAAGAAACCCTTTTTCAACATATTCATTCATAGTACCTCTTCTAGTTGTAGCTGTCTTTGATATATATAATTCACAGGGGTTAACTATTTCAGCCCCCCAGCCTCCTCCTATTGTAGAAATTTTAAGTGCTGTAATAGCTTCACATTCTTTTTTAGTATCTGTTGCCATTAAGTGTACATCATAGGGACTAAAGGTAGTTCCGCTTATTATAAATTGTAGAACCCAAATTTTAAACATCTTATTAAAATGTTTTCCCAACCGAAAATACTAGTGTATTACTATCATCATTAAAAATTGCGGAGCCACTAAGGTCAATACTATATAATGTTGTACCGTAACCAAATTCATAGTAATCACCGTCAAAGTCTTTTCCGAAAGTACCATACTTAGCATATACTCCGCTGTCACCTTCGATGGTTAATGCGAGAAAATCATAGTCATCATCTTCCCACTTACCTACAGAGTACTCAACATTAAGCATTTTATATCCTAATCCTAGATTTACTTCTTCATAAGTCTCATCGAAACTGCCAGTATAATAATATCCAGTAACTCCAATACTAGCTGAAACTCCGGAATCTGTTTCTACCCCATAACCAAAATATCCGTCTACTTCTAAACCCTCACCAACATCAGCTACCCAACTACCTACATAGAAGCCGTCCTTTTCATAATCTATTCCGGCACTAATAGAAAAATCTTTTTGAAAGATACCCCTATAAAAATACTCTGAGGTTAGACCTACATTATAAGAAACATCCGCGAAAGCGGGGGTCGATATTGCTGCTAATAGTATACCTACTGCTATCTTTTTCATTTTCATTTTCAATTTCCTTTATTGTTTTAATTATCTAGTAACGCCTTCCAACTTACAGGAAATAAATTTATCATTTCCTTATCTATCATATTAGCTACGTCCCTTGTTTCTTTCTGTGTATCTGAAGCACATCGTAATTTACATACTCTAGCAAAGGAAGCTACATTACCTGTCCACCACCATTCTGTCATAGCATTTAGAGGTAATAATATTCTTGCCTGTTCTGGAGCTATATCTGCTAGTAGCATATCATCATAAATATCTTTTGCTAGTTCACATATCAACTTTAATGCAAAATCTGGATCAGCATCCCCTTCTATCCTCTCTACAAATTCATCCTGTAATGATCCTTGTTTACTATCACCTCCAAATTTACGCCAACGTTCTGGGTAGTAAAATTCTGGGGGAGAAGAAACATATCGTCTTGATACTTCATTCCAAACTAGCCCCACTTGATGCTTGACTAATTGTCTTGCTACAAATATTGGAGCTTTGATTCTAAAGGTAGCTCCTGTATGCCCGAATGGTGTCCAGTGTCCATGTTTGGCTAGATACTTTATAAGCCCTTTATCTCCCTTCTCAAATTCAAGATGTTCTACTTCATATGATACTCTTGCTGCATTTACTACACTTAGATCAGATCCCATCTTATCTAATAATTCTACTGTAATCATTTTCTGTGAACTATAACTGGATTTTCAACTTCCATACTATGTATTTTACAATATTCAAGCGGCAAAGTCAAGAGATTTATTTGCCCGTTCTCAACCCAATCCCCTAATACAGTAGTTAAATCTCCTTTTTTGTGCCAGCTTCTGACTAAATTTATTATTTTAGGTATATTTTTAAAGTACATAGTATTAGTTAAAAGTCTATTATTCCAAAAGGGTATAGCTAAGTCGAAGTGTTTTAAGGTACCGTTATCAAATAGCTTTGGTTCTCTCTTAAATCGAGCATCTATATCTATATATAATAGATCCTCGGGAAAATCTTGTAAACATCCTAGAATAAAGTCTGATTTATCTGTATTCTCCCAATTAAATGCGATATGGTAATTTAAACCATACTCAATAAGGTTATCTTCTAGTCCTACAGTTCCAGAATAGTTCCCTGGATAAAAAGATATTACTCTCATGCACCATATCCGCTTTCTAGATGTGTTATGCTGCAAAGTGCAGAACAATAAATATATAAAATATTGCCGTTTACCTCATGGTAATATTTCACCCTCTCTCTTATCTTATCTTGTAGTTCTAGTTCTCTGTCACCCCTAAACCAGCCATTATACTGGAAACAGTTTTTCCCACAGACGTCACAAGATCTATGAGACCGCTTCAAGTTCATGTTTTATTTCTCCATTTAGTAACTGTACTGCGTGCATCTCAATAAAAGACGTCACAATTATACTATCTATATAGTCGTATTTATACTCTTCAGCGAATGCCATCCGTGTGTTGCCCGCTAAAACGAGCCAATCTTTTCCTTTGCGATCTCCAAAGTTTATAAAATCTGGTACTACTTTTAGGCAAGCCCTACTCCAATTCTCTGGTGTATTGGCTATCAAAATTATTGGCTGCTGCATCCCCTTTGTAGCTAAAGATATTGCCAATTCTTTATAGCCTTTCATAGCTATTCGAGACTTCTGTGTGACACAGTTAAAAAGATTATTTATTAGCACTCGGACAACCTTAAATTCTTTTTTTGAAATTTCTCCAGGTTTCCATCTACTTTCGTAGTGTATCATAACCTGCTTTTGCTTACTCTCTAATACTTTGTTCATTATGTAGCCTTATACCAATATTAATACGCTCAATCAGAGCTTTCCATAGAGTCTCTCTAGCTTTGGCATTTATAAGCATTGAATTAAATTTATTGAAATTATCTTTATCAAATCCCATATAGATATTGGAAGCATAATCAACTTCAAGTATCCCACATCTTTTCCAAAAACCTTCGGTACGCTCTATAACACCTTTACAATCTTTACTATTTTTAACAATTAACTTATCACCTCTAGGATAATCTAGTTGTGGGATTTCCGTAGGAATGGGGCTTGGTGCCCTGATTTCCGGCATTAAAATATATATCAACTTCTCCTTTGTTATTATTGTGGGTTCTGGAACTCTAAATGAAGCGCAACTCGTAAGAAATAATACTAGAAATAATACTTTAACCATTACCAGTTATCTCCAAGGATGTTTTTTTAAAAGCTTTATTCATTATTTTTAGAACTAATTCTCTTTGGTTCCCCTCTCTTAAACCTTCATAGTCATGCCTTTTTAACTTTAATCTTTGTACTTCTGCTATTATCTCAGCCACATTATTTTTGTACTCATTATTCAGTTTAATTTGTACTAATGCCTCCCTTTCCAAACTCGATATAACTGCATCTTTTGACTCTGCGGCGGCTATTGCTAATAATTTATCTCGGTCGGAGGCTATTAATAGGACTTTTACATCAGCCAATTCATTATATGTGCTTGTTATTTCCCAGGCAACACCAGCTAGTAGTCCTATTATGACTACTAGTGCGCCTATCTTAAAGTACATTCCTATCATTATAACTCTTTTAGGAAGATATGATTTCCATGTTTAATAAAGTATTTGTGGTTGCAGTCTTCTGTCTCTACATGATAATAAACTGCGCCGTCTGTTATATCTATATAATTATATTCCAGTATAAGGGTAGCGAGCCTGGTCGCCTTTATCCAACTTTTAGTATCGGGTAGTGGAAAATGGTTTTGTCCCTGTGTGTACCAACTAAACTGACCCCGCTGTGTTATTACCCCGCACGGAGTATTGGGCCATCGTTTATCTTCTACTCTATTTAGGACTACTTGAGTAACGGCTATTTGCCCCTCAAAAGGCTCACTTCTAGCTTCATAATAAATATTTAAAGCTAAACATAACGCTGCAGTAGCTCCAACTATCATTTCTTAATCTTTTTTAATTAACGTGCCTGCCATTTCGTATGTAGTTTCGTCATGTAGTCCGGATAATTTAACTATATTATCCATATATTCTTTGTACATAAATCTAAATATTGCTGCATATCCAGTGACAATACCAGTTACTGCTGCAGCCGCTGCACCAAAATATAAAGGGTCTACAGGAGTAGATATTCCAAATAGAAAGTCCAGAGAAGCTCCTGTAACAACTATTAATATAATATTATTTACTACTAATAAAATTCTTACAAAGGTTCTAGTTTCTAATTTCATCGTATTTAGTCCAATCCTTAGACTCGAACAAGAGTGCTTCCGCATTTCTTCTTCTAGTTAAACCTCTTAAGGTCCGTCCACCTGCTTTATCCCAACGCCTTATTTGAGTAGGAACATCCCAGAAATCTCCAGACCTTAATCTTTTTAACATTGTACTAGAAATAAGGTTTGAAGGCCCTAGATTATAAACCCAACTAACTAAAGCATCGAACTGGTCTTGATTTAATTCTATATCTAAACCTTGTATATATCCCTGATATTCTTCCAACTCATAGAAAAACATGGCGGTGGCTTCCTTCTCTGTAGCTACCATACCCTCTGTTACATTTTTAGTATGTCCCCAACCAATGGTCCAAACACCTACTGGGTCTTTATAAGCCTTTAGCCTTAAACTTTCAAAATGTTTTATTAATTCTATTCCCGTACTACTTATATTCAATCTTTAGGTTTCCTTTTTGTACCTTGCAAATTTATTGCAATTTAATTTTTCATCTATATTATATCATCTATATTATAAAATGTCAAATTATTTTTTTTATCAACTTTAAATGGGTCTTAAGAGGAAGATACTTAGATCATTCTTACATTCGCACCGTTTGGCAAATTCCTCAGGAGTTTCTCGGGCTCTTGCTATACCGGAACAAACATACCATCCAGAGCATCGTTCATGAAAATTCGTAGATCTTGTTGATAAGCAAGCACTAAGACTCTTTTTCTCTTGGATACAATTTTCCTGAATTTCTTTATCTGTCATACAGCTAACTAATAGTGCTGTCAACGTTAGTATAAATATATATTTCATAGTTTTATTTTTTTAGTTTAAAAAAACCCTTTTGGATAAATTCCACATTTAGTATATTATACTCTTTTTAACCTCTTTTGTCAAGGTTTAAAAGTATGAAGGTCAAAAAAAGTTCTTGAATTCGTAGCTCAAATCTGAGATAATATACTTGTAAAATAATAAAATAGACCAAAAAAGGATCAGGAGACTTAAAATTATGGGTGATGTATTACCATTTACAGGTGAATTTTATACTAGAACAAGGGTATCTGAGGATATCTGTGAGGATATCGCTTGCTCTATAGCCGAGAGGTTAAAGGATAAGTATAATTTTAATACCGAAGATCCTGAGTTTTTAAGGAATATGGCTTGGTTAATCAAATTTATCCAGGTTATGGTAGATGATGAACTAGGTCTTGCAAATGAATTATCAAAGGATTTAAAAAATGCCTAAAGTAAAGGTTGGAAAGGGTGGCTTTGAAGCTGCTATGAGAAAATTTAAAAGAAAAGTTAATGATTCTGGTATTCTAAAAGATTTTAGAAGTAAAGAATATTACGAGAAACCTAGTGAAGCTCGTAGACGTAAACATAAAGCAGCTTTAGCAAGAACTAGAAATGAGGCTGACAGCAATATTGAAAAAAACTATTAAAAATAATACAAAGGTATTTATGTAATGAAAACACAAATAGTACATCGATATGAGTCGGGTAGTAGGGGTTTAATATCTTGGAATAGGATTCACATGAATAGCTACACGGGCTTTGCCTCGAACTGGCTTATCAGTAAAGAAATGCAGAATGATTTTGGCACTTATCGTGCCCCGTGGGGTTGGTATATTAACTTCCCTATTGCGCGAGATCGGAAAAATAGTTCTTAATATTTATCCAGAGCCTACTAGTCATAGTAGGTTTTTTACGTCTATACATTTAAAAAATAGTTCTTGATTTAATATAGTAAAGCATATATACTATATTAAATGAAAATTTCATAAAAGAAAAAGAAATAGGAGATAATTATGGCAATATCGGAAACAAAACATATACTTAAGTTTGCTTCAAATGCGCTTAGTAATGAAGTAATAATAGATGTCAGAGACATGATAGTAGCTTTAAGTACTACCTCTGCTTTTGTAGGTGTAACACTTGCAGCAGAATTCTCTTTCGACAACGGAACTACTTGGGTTTCTGTAGCAGATCAAGCAGGTACTCAAGTATGCAAAATAGTTGATGGTAGTCTAGCCTCAGGGGCGGGATATTCTCTAGCAGATGATGAATGGGATGTTACTTCTAGGCTTAAATTAAGATCTTCTAGTGCTTCAGAGGTCGGACCCGTAACATTAATTACAAAAAGACGAGGATAAAACACTATTTAATACTTCTGTAGTTTTACAGTATGGGTACCGCGCAAGGACAAAAATAAATGGAGATTACAGCTATTGCTGCTTTTTTGGCAGGTTTTGCCACTTTTTTAGGACTAATGAAAGTATGGGTTTGGCCCATGCTTATAAAGGGATGGGATAAGATGCTTGGCCAACAAAAGATTTTAGATGCTATAGGGGAGATAAACGGAAGACTTACCTTTATAGAAATGGAACTATCACCTAATACTGGTAAATCTATGAAGGATCAGCAAACAAAACTATACAATTCTATGCTTAAAATAGAAGGAAAATTCCTTGAATTAAGTGAAGAAAGTAGAGTTAAAAGAGAGCATGATAATATACCTACTATTGAACTTAATATGAAAGGAGACTTGATTTATGCTAATAGGGCATTTTTGAGACTTACGGATAGAACCTATTTTGAAGTTAAAAATAGGGGTTGGATTAATTCTTTACATGGTAATAGTATGACTGTTATACCAGAGGCTTTAGATGCTGCTATTGCCGATAAAAGAAGTATGGAATCTAAAATTTGTTTTAAAAATTCCCAAGGTACTAACACGTATTGTTTTATAAAAGCCTATATTATGGGAGATAAAGACAATACTATTGGTTATTTAGCTTATATTACTACTATTTAAGAGCTGTTTTCCTATACCGTAAAACTTTCGCCACAGCCGCATTCGCCCTGGACGTTAGGATTCTTAAACTCAAAGCCTTCGTTAAGCCCATTCTTAACGTAATCCATTTCGACTCCGTCGATGTATACCAGCGACTTAGGGTCCACATAAACATCAATGCCCTGAGATGAAAACTTGAGATCTTCTGGTAACACTTCGTCAACAGGCTCCAATACGTACATAAGCCCAGAACATCCGGTTGTTTTTACCGCGAGGCGAATACCTACACCTTTGCCCCGGGATTCCAGGTAACTGGAAACATGCTGCGCCGCGATTTCTGTCAAATTTACGCCCAAGAATGGCCACTCGTTTTGTTGGCTATATAGAGAGCTTAACTGTATTTTTGTTTCAATCATTTATTTATCCATTATTATAAAAAGTATTCTGGTACTGATATCCCTAAATAAATCAGTGTCAAAGCTTTTCCCCTAATATCTGTATACTCTTTTCCCACTAATTCATATACTGAATATTCAGTTGTAATCTTAACCCCTTTAATGCTTTTTATAAGAGAGGTTCTAATAACGTCCCCATCAGTAAATTTAGGACTATTAAATACTTCACCTACTGCTATTGAGGTGTTACCTAATGTAACTATAAACCAATTTTTTAATTCCATTTTTTAGCCACATTATTTTTGTACACATTATTCTCAACATATGCTTTTAGTTCACCTACTGTATGAAGTGTTTCTGCTTCTTCGTCAAGTATTTGTATGTCGTATTCTTCTTCGATTGCTATTACTATTTCAACAATGTGAATAGAATCTCCTCCTAAATCTTCAATAAATTTCATGTTATCTTTAATTGAATCTATGTCTATACCTAATATTTCAGCTAATATTTTTTCTACCACTGTCTTTCCTCGTTTAGTTAATATGATATTTATTCTTTTTAAACCACTTGTTCATGGCTTTCATATTAGTAGCTTTTATAGAGATTATGATATCTCTTGGATTTAAACCTCTAGCATGACAAGCCTCAATAGCGTCCAGTTCTGTAGGGACTCGTGGTACAATCATTGTATTTCTTACAGGTTTATTTCCTGACCACCATTGGTTCCTTATCCACTTATCTTTACAAGAGAACTCGTACCATCCAGGCAGGATTGCTGATGGGAAGTATCCTATTAATGGAAGAGCTCCTGGGTTTTTACAGCCTACAAGAAGGACTAGTACTATTGGGATTAAGATTACTTTTTTTAGTTCCATTCTTCTGCCTTAATAACATAATTTTTATACTTTTTCAAATAGGAAGTCTCTTCTTGGGGAAGAAGATACTTCCTCAAATAGTAAGTCTTCATGCTTCTCCAAGATATCTGCAATCTGCTTGAAAGTCGCATTAGAATCATTTATTGATGCTAGTGTATCAGCCCATGCAACACCCTCCATTCTGGCTTCAGAAAAGGAGCCTTCCGGAGTCCTAAGCCCTAGGAGATCAGCTACGGGCTGCGGCATAACCGTTCCTTGGTAATTGTAGTACACTTCAAAACGTTCTTCCATCAAGGTAACTTTTTCGACATTAAGGTTAAGGGTCTCAGCAAAAATAGCACAAGCTACACCAAGACAGCAATAACCTTTATGGTCATGTAAAACATGCTTTGTCTGTTCAAATTCACCGTCTCTTAAGGCGGCTACCCATTCATCTCTTTCTTTCGTTTTCATACTCTCCACTCACAGTTCATTTTAATTAGTAATTGCTTTCCCATAAATTCGGCATTTCTTGTATGATAATCCTAACTCGTTTAAAACAGTCCCATTCAAGATTTGGTGATAGAAATGCAACTGGGCATTCAATCACCTCGACCTCATCTGTCCTGTCGCCAATAAGTTTCACCATAAATTCATCGATGCTGGTGTCCTTCGGGATAAATAATTCAATTATTTTCATTCTTTTATCTTCATAAATAGTATCTCTAAAAAGAACCAATCAGCGCGAGTATACCCAAATTGCAATAAGGCTCTGTCACCAAATGCCAAAAGGGTGAACTGCCAATCATCTTTTTCTCCGTAAAACGAACATAAATCAAATTTTCTCATGTAATTATTTCCTCTTAATAATAAGCGTTTTCAGTAATTGTGTGATCTGTTATATCTCTAATGCCCCGGATCTCGGGTAGCTGCTCAAGCAATGTCTTTTCTACTCCAGCTTTGAGTGTCACGTCTACCATGCCACAGCCTTGGCAACCTCCGCCAAACTGTAGAACAACCACTTCAGCATCAATTTCCACTAGATTGACCATCCCTCCGTGCGACGCAAGCCCAGGATTGATTTGGCTATGTAATACATAGTTAACCTTATCTTCTAAGGAACTAGCATCAGAATAGGGTAATGATCTGGAGTTAGGAGCTTTAATAGTTAATTGCCCGCCAAAGGTATGCTCTTCATATTCTAAGAGTGCATTGACTAAGAAAGGCTTGCTATGGTTGTCAAGCCATACTATGAATCCGTTATACTCCAGGCGTTCATCATCTTCCAACTCTTCACCTGGCAAACAATAGGCAATTGCAGCTTCCGCCTGGGGCGTGCCAGCATCAGATATAAAAATCCGAATAGCTACATCCTTGGCCTCTTGCTTCGCCAATAACTCCGCGAGATACTGCTCCGCAGAGGTAGTAATAGTGATAATTTTATCCGTCATTTAATGAACCTCACAAGGTTCGTCTTTGCTATACCAGAAACCGCATACGTCACAAAAATAACAGCAGCTATCTTGATATTCACAATCAGGGTTATTACATTCTTTTTCTTCTACTGGGACGATTCCTGAGGCAATCCCCAGTATGGCGAAGTGTTCTGTAAGTTTCATTTTATCCTCTTGTTTAACGTCTATGCCGTGCTATGGCTTCTTTAAGTGCTTGGCCTACAGCTACAGACAAAACGAGTTCAACGATAATCTTATCAATATCATCAGATCGTGATTGTATATCTTCTAGTAAGGCATCGTCGTATTCAAATAATGTATGGACAAGCCTCAACTTGTCTGCATCACTTATCTCCATGTCTAATGTTTCGTAGGTCATATTTTTATTTCTCCTATTTCTAAACTATATTATACTTTAAACCAGTACAAAAGTCAAGAAAAATTTTCTACATGCTTGAAATAAGCATTAGATAAGTTAGATTAGAAAAAGCATGATCAATCTAGCTTATCTAGTGCTACGTCTGCCAGTATATATAATAGAAAAAGTACTACTGTTAAAAGCCACGCACTAGGCACTGCTAGGGCAGCTATTGCACCGGTTATAAGGAATAAAATTACAGCCAATGTGCAAAGTATTCCCGTTGCAACTATTATAAGAGCCTTTTTTATTGTAGTTACCAGAAATAACTTCAGTTCTTTCATAATTTATCCTCCTTTTTTATATTCACTATAGAAAAATAATATTTGTAATTCAATTTAAAATGTGGTATAATATTACAATATTCATAGCAATTAATTAAAACAAGTTGAAACCTAAGATACGAATTGATTAAAATTTAAACACTTGATAAAAAAATTGTTGATTGCATAACTGGAGAAGAATCTTCTTCTCCGGGGTTTCTAATCTTGATTTTGTTGTATTTAATCATTTTGATTTAATGAGTATCACAAAAGAGCTATAATAAATCAGCTCATGCCGGTAGGCAACTTATTAAATCAAAATGATTTGTAACAATTTACTAGAGAAGATTGAGCGGAGCATACTATTAAAAATAAAGCTAACAGAAAGAAGACAATTTTAACGTACTCTAATACGTTGTGTTTATTACTAATACGCTATGTTTATTACTAATAAGATGTGTTTATTACTAATACGCTATGTTTATTACTAATAAGATGTGTTTATTACTAAAAAGGGCTGAAGGCTAAAGTTGAGAACAATTTCCCCTTAGCCATTCTTGCTACTCAAACACCCGCAGGCGTGTTTCCAAAGGCCTTAATAAACGCTATAATCCTTCATAATTCTCTTATACATCAAACCAAGAACAGCTTTAGGAGCTTTCTCCATCCCCTCTAATTGCTCATATTCGTATCCTAGAGCATCTGCAATAAGTTCTACCATTATCTTCTTAGTCATAGGGTCTTTCCCAGTTTTAGTAACATATGGCTTCTTCTGATATATACCCATTTTAGCTAATTTACCTATAACACTTCTTTTAGATCGCTTGAGTATTGTTACAAGTTTTTCTATAGTATCAGGATCTTCTGGGTTATAAGTATCTGATAATTGCTTTTCTTCACTTTTTGTGTAAATGGTAAATCTCCTTGCCTTATTTAAGCATGTTTAAGCATGTTGAGACCCCGCAGAGGCACGTTGAGACCCCGCAGAGGGTTTAAAATAGATTTACTACGTTGTCTGGCTCCCCTTCAAAATTCAACTCTAATTGTAGAAATCTTCCCCCTTCTAGTATCTCTAACTTATTTAAAAAATTTTCTAAAGCAGCCTGTAATAACATATTTTGCATGTGATTCATACTTAATTGTGAAGTAAAGAATCCTATTAGTTGTTCGGTTTCTATTAGTTGCCTTTGTTTATCAACCTCGTTCATATTAATTAACTTCTACTACTAGTTTTGGATTAAAATCATGAACTTTTTCGTGCTGATATCCTTTAGGGTTTATAATACATCTAGTATCATTATGTAGAAAATCTCGCGGTGTATGGGTATGACCACATATAGTTAAATTAAACATGTCTAGCGTTTTCCAGTCTATATTAGCATGATAAAGATAATTAGATGTTCCCCCATTATCAACCCAATAGGGATGTACATAATCTTTATTAGGTAAGTGATGAGTTATTAAGACATCAGTTCTTTTCTCCGCCGCTAGTTCTAAAAAACTGGCATGATTCTTATGTACTTGTACAATGTCCAAAGGACTCAAATGTCTCTTACCGAACTTAGTAGCTTGATAGTCGGTCATAAACTGTTGAGCCATATTCATAATATCTAGATTATATTCGTCAAAATCTGTCCAGAGTGTGCAACCCGCAAAGAGGATACCATCAATTTCAACAATATCTTCTTGCATATAGTTAATTCCTATACTAGTCAAGTGCTTACGCATTATTGTATCTACACGTTTAAGGTCTCCGTGATAGTAGTCGTGATTCCCTGGTGTGTATAACACTGCTTTAAATCGTTTCACTACTTCCTCCCAAAACCAATCATAAGTTTTATACTTACCTCTGTGGTTACAAAATGTAGCTATGTCACCAGCTAGAATTAATACTTGCTCAGCATCATCTTCCATTATAGGAGGTGTCCAGCCATTATTGCTGTCCAAATGTATATCGCTCATTATCCTTAGCTTAGTCATGACTTTCATAATCCTTACATATAGCTTCTAACTTTAGCTGCCCTTTTTCAAGTTCAGACATTCTCTTCAAAGTCTCTGCCAACGATGTCGGTGGACCTGAGTTTGGCAATAGCTTATTGGCCCTTCCTAGGCGTTCAAAATATGCCTTATCTGATTTTAACAACTGTATCATCCCCTGTATCAAGAAGAGCTCCTATAGCTTTAATGATCTCCGTTGCTGTTGTATCATTATCTGATGAGCCAAACTCTTTTAGACCATCGATGTAGAAGTTATAGCAAATTTGTCGTTGATCCTCATTTTGAGCTAATAAACATAACTGTAGTAATCCTTCCCAAAGCTCTTCCTTCATTTAGGTAATATCCTATGTAAAAATTCAATATCTATTTCTTTGCCTCTTATATATCTTTTCTTTGCCATTTTATAAAACTTTTTAAACTCTTTATTAAAACCTCTGACAGTCATTTTATCTTTGTACTTAGCAATGAAATAAGCCTTGGTAATTCTTTTTAGATTCTTAGCTTTTTTATTATTCATTCTCTTTAGGCTCCGTTGCTCCCATTTATACTTAGTATTGTATACTTTAAAGTTGGATCGTTTAATAGCCATACAAAGTCGAATTTGCAGTTTAATGCCAAATCTTCTGACTCATTCATAAAAGTCTGTGTTTTAGGGTCAAGCAGGAATAACTCCTCAAACTCAGTAATACCGTTTGAGTATTTAATTCTAATTGATTTTTTTCTCAATTGCACCTCGAAATTTTCATTCATTATTTGGATATTATACACAAAAGCGGGGTAATTGTCAAGAATTATTTTTAGGGAACTTATCTAAGGAGACTTGCTCTCCTTTAATTGGTCTCTGCGGCAGGAGTCGAACCTGCGACATCTTGCTCCCAAAGCAGGTGCTCTACCAGGCTGAGCTACGCAGAGTTAGAATTTATATAAAAGTAGTGGTCGGTAAGGCCCAACCACCAAAGCCGTTATGCTGCTAGAGCGTAACCTTCATAAACATCATCATTTGCGTTTATTTTTATTTTGATCCTAGTACAAGCATTTATCTTATACTATTGACGGCAGTATCATTACCGATTCTCTACTAGCCTTTCGCCCCCCGTCGATACCATTACAACCCCAGCAAAAAATAAACTGTTGGTCAAGATTATAAATCTTTATCTACTTACTGACGAGCTAATGTGCTCAGTTTATTTTTGGTGGAGTTGAAGGGAATTGAACCCTTGTCCGGTTGAACTATTACTAGCGTCAATGAATTCTTTACATTTGCCACAACTATTACCTATTAAGGCCCGTAGCTCTGGATTCTTTCTTAAATCTGTTTCACTTATGTTATTACAAATACATAAGATCATTACTTAGTTGATTTACAAACCGTACATTCGGCTACTGGAGCTGATTTTAGCTTTCCTACCCCTAGATTATGTACTCGCATACCTTTACCATAACATTTATCTTGATATGCGTGCTTGCATTTACATCGTTTTATAACTACACCTGACATTTTTCTCTCCTCTATTATTTTGGTACTCCCGGAAGGAGTCGAACCTTCTCCCCCTGGCTTAGAAAACCTGAGGCCGCATTCCGTCGGCGAGAGCAGGTATTAAAATATTGGTTTTAATTCTAAGACTGTGAAACTAGTAGTCCAATTATATTCGTCTTTCATATCGTTTTTTTCATCATTAGACCAAGCATACTCAAAGAATTCATCACCTGTTACTTCATCTCTCACACGAAAGCACCAAATAGCCCCCATATTTTTAGCTTTTTGTACTTCTGAAAATTTCATCTTTTTTCTCCAATTTTAAAAACATATTATCTCATAAACGGGGTTGAATGTCAAGAATTAAATTTTGGAAGCCCCCGAGGGAATCGAACCCAATTTTTTAACAGGATCAAAACCTGTCGCCAGTCCAACCGGCTACGGAGGCAATTGTTTGGGTACTCCCTAAGAGAGTCGAACTCTTACGCCTTGTGAGCAACTGCGTTTGAAACAGTCATGGTTACCGATTACATCAAGGGAGTATTGTTAGAGGCCCGTTACCTTTTAATGATTTCATCCCCACGGGCCAACGAGGAGCAAGGATTTGGCAGTAGATATAGGATTCGAACCTATGCGCCCCTTTCGGAACGAGAGCTTAGCAAGCTCCTGCATTACCACTCTGCCAATCTACTATCTTTCTCTATATTTACTCATTTATTTCGTACTCTCTAAAAGAGTCGAATAGTCCCTAAGCAACTACACCATAAGAGCATAAATCTTCTTCTTGCTCAATCCATACAAAGGCTTGAGCAAATATAGTTTGATCTGCTCCGAGAGCTTGTGTTCTATTGCTTACGGATATTCCCCCGATAGGTCTCCAACCCCTTTTTATCATTTTATTACATTCAACCTCAAAATCTGTAGGGGTAAGTTCATAAATAAAATCGTACTCAGTCAGCATTGAAACTATTCTCCCCCAAAGTTTTTGATGGGAACTAATTTATCCTTTCTATATACATTACCAGTTATATCATCAGTAATGTACTTATTTCCGTTTTCAGTATGTTGAGGGCCGAAAATTGTATGACCCATTTTATTCTTATACCGTTTAATTGTAGCAGTTTCATGATTCGTTTTCTTACTTTCTTTCTTACT